TATTTTTCCTTGATCAACCATTAATTTTTCAAATACTTCTTTTTGTTCACAAATAACAGGTTTATCATTCCATTCACCAGCGTTTGCTCCTAAGGCAAAAACAATTAAGCACCACACTATTCCAAAAATTAAAAGATTACGAAACCACTTCATTGAATACCCTTTGATTTTTGTTGTTGCTCAGCATCATACTCATGAGGATTTTTCATTTTCTCTGCACGTATTTGTTGTTTAGTAACCTGTCTTAAATCTTGCCAATGTGGATTACTACTGTGGGCAAAACCTCCTACTAAATCTCCAGCAAGACTTTTGCCAACTTCTTTTCTAAAACCTTTCAGATGATCCATATACGCACCTAATTTACTATTAATAAAGATATGTCCACCTTTATCTGGCCCACCTAAGTCATTCATTTCGACACCCATACTTTTAAAATCTTCTACAAGTTCACCAAAAATAAAACTGTCATGATATTCTACATGATTGAATATATCATCACTTTCGTATATCCATCTCCATTGTTCTATAAATTCGTTGAACTTAGGGTGTTTAGTATTGAACATCATCCAACCACACTCGGGCCATGTCTTACGACCTAAGTATGTCGCTAGTTGATTTTCACTAGGAGCCAAACTTTGTAAAAAGTCTAATGGAATACTTGTATGTGTTCTTACATCGCCATCACACCAAATAAAAATATCAGTGCCACAAGTTTTTGCAAAGTGCCATAATGCAAATACTTTGTTAGCAAATCGACTTGCGTCCCATAAAAAACTTTTTTTACTCTTGTCTTTATTCCAACCATGAGCATGTGGGTTATCCTTATGACGTTCTTGAAATTGTTTCAAATCAGGCAATGTACTCCTTTGATCTAATACAGTAATGTTTGGATTATTTGTTTCAGGTGTATGATCCTCTGCATATATAGTAAGAGGAACTTCTTTGGGCCAGCAGTTATTATATCCTTCTATAAATGCTTTGCCATATTTTTTGTATCCTGTTGGATGCCAGGAGGTAAATACTGATAATGTACGCATATAACTATTTATAAGGATTAAATTAGGCATGAAAATATCTCACTTTCCTAACAATTTACCTAGCAATGCTGATGAAGTTTATCCAAATCTTATTGATGCAATTAATAAAACTGATGAATTAGTTGAGAATGATATGAATGCAGATGCCGCACTTATATGGAGTGTGCTTTGGTATGGCAAGATGTCAGGTAATAAAAAAGTATGGGATCATTATAGACAACAAAATAAACCTGTAATAGTTATAGAAGTAGGTGGATTATTAAGAAATAAAACTTGGAAACTAGGAATAAATGGTATTAATAGAGATGCTGATTTTGCAGTAGAAGAATATATGCCTAGTGATAGATTATCAAAGTTTGGAATAGTTTTGCAACGTTGGAAAGATGATGGTGAGTATGTGCTAATATGTGGACAACACGGACATAGTCAACAATGGATAGATATGCCAGACATGGATACGTATTACAAAAAAACAATTTTAGCAGTACGCAAAGTTACAGATAAACCTATAGTTGTGCGTAGTCATCCAAGGTTCAGAGAAGGATTACACTGGGCATGTGATAGCGAATGGTATAAACAACAAGGCGTAACTTGGAATATTCCTAAACATATACAACAAACGTATGATAGTTTTGATTTAGAACATATGTTAAAACATACATACTGTACAATTAGTTATAGTAGTAATGCTGGTATTAGTAGTGTTATAGAAGGTGTACCTGCAATAGTAAGCGAACACAGTTTAGCATACGACGTAGGCACGCAGTTAGACAAATGGCTTAGTAAACCTGATAGAGCAAACTGGTTAAACAAAATGACTTACATTGAATGGTTTCCTGATGAAATAGAAACACAATGGTTAAGATTGCGAGATAGATTAACATGAGTACATTTGTATTAGTAACTGGAGGATTTGATCCTTTACATAGCGGACACATTGCATATTTTAAAGCCGCAAAGGCTCTAGCACAATATGGAGGTAAGTTATGGGTAGGAGTCAATAGTGATAATTGGTTACAACGTAAAAAAGGTAAGCCTTTTATGCCTTTTAGAGAACGTAGTCAAATAGTGCAAGAGTTAAGTTGTGTTGATAGAACTATTAGTTTTGATGATAGCGATGATACTGCAAATGGTGCAATTTTAAAAATGGTAACGAGTTATAATTTTTCAAAGTTAATCTTTGCTAATGGTGGTGACCGTATAGCAGGTAATTGTCCTGAACATAATGCATGGAAACATGATAGACGCATAGAGTTTAAATATGGAGTAGGTGGAGAAAATAAAGCAAATAGTAGTAGTTGGATTTTAAAAGATTGGACTGCTCCTAAAGTTCCTAGGTCATGGGGCCATTATCGTAATTTATATAATGGCGAAGGTTTTAGAGTAAAGGAGTTAGTAATAGATCCTGGTGGAAAATTATCGATGCAAAAGCATGAGCATAGAAGTGAAACATGGAATTTGGTATCAGGCAAAGCAAAAATTAAAATTAGTAATAGACAAATGCCTGTTGATCCTGCAATTTACACACTGCAAGTTCAAAATCCTATAGATATACCTAGTAATGTTTGGCACAGAGGATTTAATGACAGTAGCGAGCCTGCTCATATAATTGAAATTTGGAAAGGGCCTAGCAACTTATTATCCGAACAAGATATACGTAGATGGGATCCGTTACCTAGTTAAAAGTTTATACTAAATTATAACATAATCTAGGAGGTAACCATTGTAGTAAAAAAGCATGTAGTCTATATCTTAGATAAGTTTCTTCGACGACCATTTCATCTTCTGTAGTTAGTGTCTTTTTCCAGTAGGGATATTCAACACCAGATAATACTACTTCATAATTTTTTGTAGTTTTTAAAATTTTAACATATAGATGTTTACATCTTTTATTTTTAATTATTTTTTTGACCTTCTATCTCCTAAAGATGAATATATATATTTATAAAGTATGCCACCTATAATCGTAAGTAACACCATCTAACCAAGTAGTTATAAGACCTTGATCATTTAAGGTGCCATTCTTCATTACTAATTCTGTGATGTTATCGTTTAAAATACCCATATCAGCCATTTCATACCATGTAGTATTGTAAGGCAACGGCTCCCTTTCTTTGTATGTAAGTACTTGGATCAAGTCAACATGCTTTTCTTTTTGTAAGTAAAAGTCTTTTACATCAAATCCATTTATTGCAATTAAATATAAAATTTGTGATACTGTAAAAGTATTATAATGAAGTCCTGGTGTATAATTTTGAAATTTATTTTGAAAAACAGTAACCGTACTTGGAACACATAGGTATAACATGCTACCAGTTGCCATTGCTTTATTAACACGACCTAAAAATTCTACAGGACTATAGATATGTTGCATTAAATTATGACACCATACAATATCGAATGGTACACTCCATATAACATCGTGTGAATTAAAATCGTGATTTTTATATTTTATATTTTTTCGACTAGGTGTATTTGATTCTGCATCTAAATCAAATCCAACACAATTTATATTAAGATATCGACCAGGTTTACCATCTTCGGTGAACTCTTGCATATGACCCCAATATTCTACATCATAACCTTTTCCACATCCGAAGTCAGCCATATGTTTAACACTTGCTTTGAAATCGTCAAATCCATTTAACATTTCTAAAGTTTGCAAACTATGTTGATGACTTTGATTATGATCCCATCTGTAGATTTCGTTAATCAATTTTTATATCTTCCATACCTGCAGTGCGTAATTTAACGACATGGCCCATTTGCCATTGCTTAGTATCGAGTCCTTTCATTATGCCTAGCCATCTGTTTCTTAACAATGCAACTTCATTAATTATAGTTTCGAAGTCAATTACTTCATCTTCACCATCAACGTATTTTTCTGCATCTCTACTACTGAGTGCTCTTTGATATCCCTCTAAGTATTTTTGAAAATATTTACGTCTTAGTTTACGTAACTGAATGTGTAAATGATTTAGTATTGCTTCTATTTCTTGCAATTGATTGAACCTGTGTTCTGTAATACCAGGCAAAGCAGTAATATTTTTTTCTACAATACCTTTTACACTACACTCACGTTTTGCTTCTTCCAGTTCGCTTTCAAAGTAATTTATAAAGCCTGGAATCTCTGCAATGTTGTTAACAACTCTGTTATACCACTGGCTCAATACAGATCCTCATATTCTTCGTCTTCATCTTCTTCGTAATCGCCAAGCACGTCTGTGACACTATTTTTCATATACTTGTCGAGTCCACCAAGTTTGATTAAATCTTCTTCATCTAATACTTCTTGTAAATCATCTACTAAATGATCAGTTGCTGATTGCATATCCTTTGTAGGTATATACTGTTTTAGTATTTCATATATTATTTTAACTGGTACTTCCATTTTCTTCTTTCTGTATTTCTTCATATTCAGATAATGGTGTAGATAATGTATTTTCTTCTACATATTCCTTTGCTTCTACCATATCATCTATACTTAGTCCATCCTGTGTAGAAACATCTTTCATTATTACTTGTAATTTATCACTGGTCCATGCTTTTCTAAATTCTATCATTTCTTCACCAGATGTTGTTGTATATTTTAACCTATTGCCTTGTTTTACAAGTAATCCTTTTTTCTCAAATAAATCTATCAATCCACTTGTAGCACTCATGCCTGTTTCATATGGAATCTCTACTTGGACACCTTCAAAAGGTTTTGCATATCTAGTCTTCATAACCTTACATGCCGCTCTGATACCATGCACATCACTTGTTTTGTTTCCGTCTGCGTCAACTTTTAGTTTTAGTTTTCTCATAGCAATTACAATACTACTTGCATAGATAAAACCTTGTCCGCCAGATATTTTATCATCAGGATCAAACATATCTTGCGAAGCATATGTATGGTTAGTACACACCATACCAACATTATAACTACCTATCATGTTTACTGTATTTCTTACAAGTGCAGTAAGTGCTTTAGGCTTACGACCCATGTCACCTTTCATATCACCTTTATCAAATTGATCAACATCTGTAGGAGTTAGTAACATGCCCAAACTATCTATTACAAATAATACTTTTGGTCTATCTTCTTCAGGCATTGCTTTGTAATCTTTCATAAATGTGCTTACTGTTTTTGCTACGTCATCTATCATACTCATGCTCAATTTTAAAAGTTTACTTTCATCTGTATCAACACCTAGTGCATGTAGCCATGTTTCATCTAGTGCATTTTCACTATCAATAAGTACAACAAAGATGCCTTGTTCTTGTGCATTCTTTACAATATTTGCACTAGCAAAATAACTTTTACCTGCTCCTGATTCTCCGGCGAATACAGTCACCTTTCCCATAGGAACACCTTTATAAAAGTCACCTGAGATAAGATAGTTCAATGCATAGTTTCCTGTGCTTACCCAATCTGTTGGATCATGGAATCCTATACTCAATCCATCTATACTTTTTGTAATATCTTTTCTAAATTTGCTTACGTCAAAAGGTTTGCCCATTTTATATCTCCTATGTGCCTAATGTTCTTATTATATTATCAATTATTATCAATGTCAATTACCAAAATTTCTTTATATTTGGTCTACATTTTTCTTCTAATTCTAAAAAATTTTCTAATTCTTCAGTGTTATCTTTATCCACACCTACACCTTTCATATTTACTTTTTCAGTGAACCAGTTTTTATATTTTACATTTAGAGGATCTGGTTTGTTTAAAAAGGCAAATTCATGTCTTATATTATGCATTTTACAATAGTCTTGTATTTGTTGTAGATGTCCTACATTTAAACAACTTACTGTTGTCCATGTATCTAAGTACATGTTTGTCCAACTAAGTTGCATTTCTTGATAGTACATTAGATTACTTTCAAATGTTTTCCATTTAATAGGATATCTCATGTATTCATGTACTTCTTCTATGCCATCAAAACTTACTGTAACTATTACAGTGATGCCTTTTTCTAATAAATTAATAAGTTGTTTAATTCTACGATTAGCATTTGTGTTTATTCTAATTACTTTTACATTACTGGTAATGTCGTCTAACAACTTGTTATAATTTACACTAATACTAGGTTCTCCACCATTAATATCTATTTCTATAATTCTATCTTGAGGTAGTGTTTTGTATAGATCAAAATTATTTTTTACTACTAAGTCTTTCTTTAATTTTCCTATTGTTGTACTTAAGGATGAACTGCAACTTACACATGCCGCATTACAATAATTATCTAAGGTTCCTGCGACCTGTAGATAGTTTTTGTTTATACTTCTTAATATTTTATCTCTTTTGATACTGTTTAATCTAATACTAAAGTTGTTTAATTCTTCTGTTTGTTTACATCTTGTGCATTCATTAGGCCATATATTATTCTTCATAGTATCTACAATATTTTTTTGCCAATTGCTATTGTGCATTTCTTGTAGACTATTGTAATGTTGTTGAGAAGTCATATGACCACAGTTTCCTATAGTACCATTACTATTGAGTCTTACATAGTGTTCTAATCTTGGACAATGCATTTTTTATATAATATACCGTAATTTTCTTTTACATATTCATTTATTTCATGTATATCAGTTTTCTTATTAATGAATCGTTTGTGTATAACGTCATCTAGTTTTATCCAATGAATTAATCCCTCATATGTAGTATGAGATTTACTTTTATTATGTATTGGAATATTTAGATTACTGATATCAATAATACTTATTGTACCTGTGTGGTATTTATACAAATGACATAGCCACATATACTGTGGCATAAAATGTCTATTTACAAGTTTACCAGATTGTATTAGATCTACTATAGTGTTTTTATCATAGTCTTTATATTCGCCGTCAAGCAACCAATTTACTGCACTGCTAAATCTACTCTGTGCATCTCTCCAATAAACTTTAATATGGTCAATATTGTTAAGTTGTGTATTGAAATGTTTTCTTTTACAAATATTCTGTAAACTACTACTGCCATTTTTAAAAATTGGATATACAAATTCGCCTGTATCTAATTCAAATACAGTACACAAAGGTGGATATACTAAATCATTATTATATTGAATCATGTAAAGTAAGGGCGACAACAAATGCCGCCCTTCCTAATTTAAGATTGTCTGCTACGAATCATTGCAAGAATATCTTCTGCTCTCTTGCTTTCACCGCCAGTCGCTGGTGCTACTGGTGCCTCCACAGTTTCAGTCTGTGGTGCTGGTGCAGGAGTTTCAACAGGTGTTGTTGCTTCTGCTGGTTTTGCTACTGGAGCCGGAGTAGATTCTGCAACTTTAGTAGTCGGAGCAGGTGCTGGTGTTGCTTCTGCAGTAGATGTACTTGAGGAGCCTGCTGGAGCATCTATACCATATGGACGATAATATTGACCCCATTTTTCGTTGTCATAAGGTTTACCGTCAACACTTGCTTCAAACATTTCTTTGATACATGCTAACTCTACTTCTGTAGGTTTTTTAGGAAGGAAGTCTGATAAAGTATTCAGACCATATGTTTCTATGGCTGCCAACTGTGCTTCAGATAGTGCAGTTTCCTTACGTGCCCATTTACTTGTACTGTAATCTGCATACTGTCCTTTTGTAGTCTTAGTAATACGGAAGTCTAAGCCTGCATTATAGTCAGTAGGCATTTCCTGTATATCAGGATCCATTAATGCATCTTTAATTAAGTTAAAAATACTTGGTGAGATTACAAATCTTCTAATTGGGTTCTCAGGTGCGTCTTCTTGTAAAGGATTTTCGTTTACAAAACCTTGAAAGATATAACTACGTTTCTTCCAATATTTTCTACCCATATCCTCAAGACCTGGATCTTTAAACCAACCACGTACTTCTGTAAGTATCGGACAAGTTTCCCCAAACATTTCAACACATGGTACTTGTACTACCACAGGCTTACTATTAATATCATTTTTAACACCACTAAATGGTAAACGTATCATTAAACGTTCTGCCCAAAAGAATGTGTTGTTAGGATCGCCATCAGGCAAAAAACGAACTGCAGTCGTTGCTCCTTCAGGTATATTCCAATGTGGGTAAATTGCGTTGTCGCCGCCGCCGGTTCTCTCACTACGAGATTCTTGTGATTTTAGTTTTGCTCTAATTTCTGCCAAAGATGTTGCCATTTTATTTCTCCTTATGTGCCTATTCATTAGCCTTGTATGTGCCTTTCACATACTATTGTTATAGTATATGTATTTTTATTTATCAAGTCAATAAAAAAATTCAAAAAAAAGCGGTGCTAAAAAACACCGCTATAAGTTACTCTATGTGCCTTTATTTTTTGTTTTCAATGTCCTGTAGTTTACGCATTTGTCTTGCCACTATACTTCTTGGTGTAAGTTGATATCCTTGTTCGCCTTCATATATGCCGTGGTTGCTCCTCGCTTTTGACCCTACGCCTGCCATTGCCTTTAGTTTTGCAATGCTTTCCGCCACTTCATCTACTTCTTCTACTCTTTCTGTTTTAGGTTCAATAATTGACATCACAGTATCTAAACCAGAATTCAACATATCAATTACTTCTTCATGGTCCATGGGATCTACAAATTCAATTTTACTTGCAACTT